TGGTATGATGAAGTGGATAAATCAGGATTCCTTGCCTTTGGAAGAGTAGCAAGGTCAATACAGACACATTATCTTGAAATAATAAACTACTTCGAGAGACGTTCCACGAATGCAGCTTCTGAATCCTTTAATGCTAAAATAAAGAACTTTCGCTCACAATTTAGGGGAGTGAAAGATAAGGCTTTCTTTTTGTTTAGGCTGTCGAAAATTTATGCGTAAGATGAGAATCCCTCAGGTTTTTACGTTGATCCGTGTTTGATATGAAGACTGTTGAGGTAATAGTTGAGAATACGTTGATCCTACGGGCATCAGAACGAATTGTATAAGATAGAACGGCGGCAAAAATGTTGTTGCGGTTTGTTTATCAGTAAGTTAAACGAAAATGGGCTTTCATGTGAATACAAAACGAAATGTGACATTACTTTACATCGGCTTTACATCTAAACGGCCTAAACGCGGGCTTTAAATGCGTTTTTGTTACATCACCCTATAAATATCACCTAAACGTGGCTGGAATAGGCTGTAAAGGCTTATTTCGGCCTTTTTTTATGTCTGTTTAGGCGTTTAGAAATCTGTTTAAGTACCCATTTAGACGGGAAAAACAAACGGTTTCAGAATCTCTTTCTTAAATGTTAAAAAAGGGGTTGGGCATACCTTTGGGCATACCAGTTGGGCATACCATTTTTTATTTATTTTACGCACAAAATAAAAAGTTGGGCATACCTTTTTAACAGTTTCCCGACCATGTATTAGATAAGAGATTACTTTCTGTGTGTGTGATTAAGCTGTTTTAGTCGTTATTTTGGCATAGATAGTATTATATATTTTCGCATTGATTATGCTGTAAAATTAATGTAAGTTTCTGATTTATAGTGTTTATTTGGATGATAATACGTATTTTTACAGTGAAAACGTGTGTGTGCGTGTAGAAATGATGCAGAATAGTTCAGCAGGTAGAACAGCAGGATACAATTCGCTTCCCTGTATGGTCCCCGGTTCGAGTCCGGGTTCTGCCCCAATACTTTTGTGAATTTGCCTTTTTATAGGTATTTGGTTTAAGGTGAACGCTCCCGGTGAAAGTCCGGGAGCTTATTTTTAATCTTGTTATTACTCATTAAAAAATAAAGCTATGATTAAAGAGATTCTTGTTGTTGCAGTTCTACTGATTGGTTCTATTTTTTGCGGTATGTATGGCATACCTAAATACAGGGTATGGAGTGCCGAGCAGAAAGGTAAGGCACAGTTTGCCGAAGCCGAACAGAACAGAAGAATTAAGATTGAAGAGGCTAAAGCCAATCTTGAAGCAGAAAAGCTTAACGCTCAGGGCGAAATTGAGAGAGCCAAAGGAGCAGCCGAAGCTATAAGAATTGAAAACGGCAGCATAACTCCTGAATATATACAATATTTATGGGTACGCCAACAGGGAAGCCTCAGTGACAAAACCGTAATCTACATTCCCACTGAAGCTAATCTGCCAATATTGGAAGCAAACAGAAACAACAAACAGTAAAAATTTATTCTTATGAATGAGGAATTAGTTTTACCAAGTAATCACATCAGCTTAAATGTAAAGCACACCGGAAAAAGAGGAATGGCTGAAAGGCTTAGCTGTTGGATTGGAGAGATTATAAAACTTGATCCGGAAAATAAGACCACAGATGATGTGGTGCAGTTCCTGATGATTTTGAGAAATGAAGTAGCTGAAGGAAAGTTTGATGAGCAAAAATAGGGTTGTTGAATGACCCTATTTTTGTGTTTTATATTACCTGGAAAATAGTTTGTTATATACTTTTTTGAGTCTGGTATCACTCATATCCTTCAATGATGTGATATATACTTTAGGTTGCAAAAAAACATTTATAAATTCATATAAGGTTTCGTTATCCCATCCTAATTGGTTTGCTTTTGCATGAATAGATTTATATAGCTGTTTTCTGTATTCTTCATTATTGACTTTTCTTAATTTAGGACGATAACGATATGCTTTTTGTTTATCAAACCATTTTATTGCTTCATCAAATTGATTTTTAGGTAATAATTTATATGATGTTATATTAAAGTGGTTATATAATTCAGTGTAAACGCGTTTATAGCAATATGATTTTTCTTTCCCTTCTGTTTGGGAACGCAATTCAACAATTTCGTCAACTTTATCTTTTAATAGTTTTGCCTCTGCATCTGAAATATGTAAGTTTGAGTCATGTATAACTTCAACTCTTCTTATAAGTTTTTCTGTATGAACTACTTCTCCATAATTAATGCCAACTTGAACATTATTATTTCCTTCTAACTTTTGTTTTACTTTCATAGTTATTTAAGTTTGTTGATAAGTATATCTACTTGCTTTTGTAGTTTGCTTATAGTATTCTGTAATTTTTTTTGTTCTATCAATAAATCTTTTATTTGGTTATTTTTTTCTTCTAATTGCTGAGACAATATTAGCTTTTCTTCTAATTTCTCACCAGATACTTCAATACTTCCATATCCTGTAGAAATATTATTATTACCGATAATTGATTGATTTACATTGTGATTCTTTGTGGAGTTATATAACATATCTCCTTCTCCTGTTATAAGCCAGATTATATTCAAATCAGGATATTGGTAGATAATTTTCTCACATTTATCGCTCCCAATATTTCCTTCTTTATCTAAAAATCCATTAGACAGTCCTAAATCCTTATAAAACTTATATCGGCTAATTCCTTTGTAATCAATGAATTTCCTCAATCTTTCACGTATGCCCATAATTATTTAATTGAAAATATTCTATCAAATATTTTTATAATAGAAAATAAGCTACTATATTTGCAGCATCTTAACTAATTAAGATAGCACCAAAGATAGAAATAACAACTCGTAAATCAAAAGAATATGGAGAAAAAACAGAAGTACATCAGACTTGACAAAGAAAAGGTAAAAGAAATTGCAGAGATTAAGAATGTGTCTATAGTAACAGTTTATGCGGCATTGAAATTTCATACTCAAAGCCCTTTGGCAATGCTAATTCGTTCATGGGCATTGAATCACGGAGGGATATTGTTCGAGGAAAAGGAGAATCCATATCAAGAAGTAAAAACCATTTAAATACTGTTTATAATGAACGCAAATTTAACAAAGCAAGCTGCGGGCCTGCAAGTATTCTACAATGAGAATGAAAACGTAAGTGTAAGAACAAAGGTTATTGATGGCGAGCCTTGGTTTGTAGGGAAAGATGTATGTGACTTATTAGGCCTTGTTAACAGCAGAAAATCATTGCAGGCCTTGGATGAAGACGAAAAGGGGGTAACTAATGGTTACACCCTTGGTGGAAATCAGGAACTTACAATCATCAACGAATCCGGACTATATCACCTTATCTTCATCAGCCGCAAGCCGGAAGCGAAAGCCATCCGTCGATGGGTAACCGGAACAGTGCTCCCCAGCATCCGGCGAACCGGAAGCTACTCGGTAAGCAACAATCGTCCGGAAAGCACGAAACGTCTTCCTCTTCCCAAGTTCCGTCCGTACTTCGGCCAGTGGAAAGAAAACGTGAAGCCCTACATCAGCCGTGCGGAGCTTTGCCTTACAGCCGAGAAGCAGCGTGTCACGCTGGGGCATGTGCAAAAGGTGTATGCCGGAACTGCGATGAGTTATCCTGTGGCAAAGTGCATCCAGTACCTCGCGAAGAAGAACCGTCAGGAAGGACGTACCTATCCGGAGAAGAAACCAGCTTACGAACAACTTTGCATCACGTGGGAGGAATGAAGCTATGAAAGAGCATAAGATTGATTATAAAGAGCTGGAAAGGATATTGGACGAGATGATAGCACACGCACAAACAGCCAAATCCGAATGTCGGAAAGAACACCCGGATTTGGTTACATTGTGCGACAACAGCATAGAGGAGATGTGGAATTTAGTCAGTGAGGCCGAAAGATGCATCTGTCCGCTCCACTGAACTGTCATAGATATATGCTTTCAATCCCGGATTCCAGATGTTGATACTACCGATTATAATGTCCAGTGCTTCTCTAAAAATAATGGTTTCATGAGAATGGGCTTTAAAACTGATCATGATATTTCGGGAGAGCACATCTCCTTTCCTTGCAGATTTAGCTTCCTTCACAATGGATGCATTAAAAGCTTTAGCAAGCGATTTAATCCGATTGGATTCGATAAGACAGGTATCATGCCTGTTAGACTCAACTACGACAGAGTAAAAAGACTCATAAACATATACAGTACTCATAATCAAAATAAAGTTAGTTTGTTTAGCATCGCTACAAATGTAGCAAAACCGTTCCGGTTCGTGAGGGATAGGGACGGAATTTTAACCGAATAATAACGATAAAAACAATAACGAAATGGCAGAAACAAGAAAACTCATTAAAGCAAGCCGGGAACTGAAAGAAGAAATCGCCCGGAAACTGAATGTTACAACCCGTACAGTGGATGCCGCTCTGGCATACGACACTAAAAGCCCTACAGCAAGACTTATCCGTTCGTATGCATTGAATCACGGAGCGGAACTCTACGAGCTGAAGAAATTGGAAAACCCGTATGCGGAAGTTATTCAACTGTAATTTACAACCAACTGCATAAGTGATGAATCATTGCCATTCCGGTTCGCGAGAATAGGGATGGCTCCTAACTCAAAACCATAGAATCATGAAACGAATCAATACTACTACACGCTATCTGCTGCTGATACTGGCAGCAGCCATACTGAACCGACTGACAGATGGAACAATGAACTTGATTATAACCGTTACCCTTTGCCTGGCACTTATACCTGCAGCAATACGTTTGGACATAGAGGATAAGAGAGCACAGAAAAAGGAATGAATCACACACGGCTTGCAGAACTTATTAAGGTGGCTGCCGTCCGGGTTCAAGTCCCGGGGCCGGACTACAATCTTAACGAATTAATCATGGAAATGTACGGAAACACATTATGCGTCAGCTTTACGGAGCTTGTTCGTGGTGGCATTATCAGTAAGCCCACTTACGACAAGTATGTACGTGAAGGCAAGCTTACCCTCCTCCAGCGGGGAGGTAACGGACGCGAGGCCCTGATTGCCTACCGCTCCATGCCGGAACGGCTCCGTGCAGCATACGATGACACATTCAAGAATGCATACGAGGAAATGAAACAGCGTGAGCAGGAAAAGTACATCAACACACAGATTCGGTTCGATGCCGAAGCGGTACGGTTCTTCAAGGAATTTGAGCCGCGTATCGAGCCTGCCAGACAACTGGAATACATCCTGAACGCCCAGGTGATGAACGAAATGGTGCGTACGGAGAAGGCACGCAGTGTGGAACATGCCAAAGGAGGTTTTGCCCGTCGTGCGGAAACATGGAGCAGCGTTCAGATTTGCTGTGAGCGTCTCCGCGAAATTACAGGCCACACACTGCCGAAGAATCCGGCCCGCCTTCGTGAGAAGTTTAACCAGTACAAGCGCGAAAGTTATGTGGCACTGGTTAACAAGAATACAGGGAATATGGCCGCACGCCGCATCGGAAAGGCTGAAGGTGCTCTTCTGCTGAAGCTTCGCCGAAGCAAGTTCCCTGTCTACACCGATATGCAGCTCTTTGAGGAATACAACCGTCAGGCAACGCTTCGCGGGCTGAAAACCATCAAGAGTCCTACAACGATGCACACGTATCTGAATGATCCGGCAGTAATGGTGTGGTGGTATGCCGCAGTTAATGGAGAAAGGGAATTCAAAAACAAGTATATGCCAACCTTCGATACGGTAATGCCGTCCATGCCGAACTCGCTGTGGTATTCAGACGGTACAAAGATAAACCTCTATTATCGTGCGTACGACGAAAGGCAGAAGCGATGGGTGGCACGCACCACGGATGTATACGAAGTGATGGATGCCTGCACGGAACTGTTCCTCGGATACTTCATCGGTGACGGTGAAAACTTCTACAACCAGTACATGGCGTACCGGATGGCACTCCAGACATGGAAGGTGAAGCCTTACGAGATAGTGACCGATAACCAGGGAGGACACAAGAAGCTGGCTTCGCAGGGATTCTTCAAGAAACTCTGCCACCTACACAAAACCACGATGCCGCACAACGGCCAGTCAAAATCCATAGAGTCTGCTTTCGGACGATTCCAGCAGCAGGTACTTCACAAGCTTTACAACTTCACCGGTCAGAACATTACGGCCAGGAAGCTTTCAAGCCGTGTGAACATTGACCTGGTAATGGCGAACATTGACCAGCTTCCCACGCTGGAGGAACTGAAACAGCAATATGCCGACTGCCGCGAAGAATGGAACTTGATGCAGCATCCTACCAGCCTCACTGGCATGACCCGACTGGAAATGTACACCGCCATCGAGAATCCGAAAGCTCAACCGCTGGATGATTACGAAGCACACGAAATCTTCATGCTGTTCTCTCAGGCTCCGGTGCAATACACCAAGGAAGGTTTCATCTTCCGAATGAACAAGCAGGAATACAGCTACATGGTGTATGGCGACGACGGGCTGATAGATATGAACTTCCACCTGCAGAACGTAGACCGTCAGTTCCTCTACCGCTACGATCCGGAAGACATGACCCGCATCGAGTTATGGGCGGTGACTGACACGGGAGCCAAGTATGCGGCCATCGCTACACCGAAAGTCACGATCCATCGTGCCACTCAGGAACGCACCGAAGAGGAAAACGCTTATCTGTTTGCCCAACTGGATGCCAACCGTCGCACTCGTGTAGCCATGCACATCGCCCAGGAAGACCTTTTCATGGAGGAAGCCATGGGCGAAGCATACACCCAACTTCGGATACCGCGTCCGGTGGCCGTGAGCGAAAAGCAGCTTGACGAATACCGCGAAGAAATGAAGCGTGGCACACTGGAAGCTCCGGTACCGATGCCCGAAACGGATATTCCGGAAGAGCCTGTACTGGCAGATGAACCGCTGACTTTCGCATCAGCCGGTGACTGGACAAAGAAAGTATCGAACCTGACGTTTGATGAACTGGACAGCTTGGGAAAATTCTAACGATTTGATTAAACAATACTTAAATACCTATTAAAACAATGAAAGGATTAACAACAGAAATGAAAGAACAGGTACGCAGCGCACTGATTGCCTACCGTTCCAATTACCCTACGTTGAACCGTGCCGCAGAAAGTTTGCAGGGTGTAAGTTCGGCCACCGTGAGCCAGCTTTGCAACGGAAAGTATGAACTGATCAGTGATGAAATGTTTATCCGTATCGCTTCGCAGATAGGCTTTGCCTTCGACTCATGGAACCTTCACGAAGGAAAGACTTTCAAGGAAATCACTTTTGCGCTGAGTGACGCACAGGCATACAAGAACGTGACATGGATTGTGGGTGATGCCGGATGTGGAAAGACCACAGCGGCCATCGAATACAGACGCACACACCGCAACGTGTTCTACATCCTCTGTTCGGAAGATATGCGACGCTCAGACTTCGTTCGTGAGATAGCCAAACAGGTAGGAGCACCGACGGACTCCAGCAATCTGCGTGACATGCTGGAAAACGCCATCAGCATGATTTCTTTTCTGAGCAACCCGCTGCTTGTCTTCGATGAAGGTGACAAGCTTACTGACAGCGTATTCAACTATTTCATCAGCATTTACAACCGTCTGGAAGGACACTCAGGTATCGTGTTTCTCAGTACGGATTACATCAAGCGCCGTATGGAAGCCGGTCTTCGCTACAACAAGAAAGGTTACAAGGAAATAAACAGCCGCATCGGACGTCGTTTCTTCGATGTATCTCCCACAGAACAGAATGACATCTACGCCATCTGTCAGGCTAATAACCTGACCGACCGCGCCGATATCGAAGAGGTGCTGAAAGATGCCAGGCGAAGCGACAACGACCTTCGCCGCGTGAAACGATGCATCCACCGTCAGAAACGTATTATCGAAGCAAGAAGGAAAGGAGGAAGCAATGAATAAAGAGGATACCACACCGCCCCCACAGAAAAAGAAATTCACCTTCGACCGCAACGCAAAAGGTGTCCGTGAGCTTCTTTCCATGAAGTTTGACGTGATGGATTTCGATGGTACCTGGTACGATGCATTTGGCACTCCGGAACGCCGTGGAGTCTGGATCATCTGGGGAAACTCCGGTAGCGGAAAGACCAGTTTTGCCCTCCAGCTCTGCAAGTATTTGTGCCGTTTTGGCCGTGTGGCATACGACAGCATGGAGGAAGGTGCCTGCCGCACCATGCAGGATGCCATCCGCCGAACCGGGATGATGGAAGTAAACAAGAAGTTCCTGCTGATCGACAACGAGAATATGGATGAACTCAGCATACGACTCCGCCGGCAGAAAAGCCCGGACATCGTGGTTATCGATTCCTTCCAGTACACACGAATGACGTACCGTCAGTACATTGACTTTAAGGAACAACATAAGCGGAAGCTGCTCATCTTCATCAGCCACGCCGAAGGCCAGTTACCCAACGGACGTGCCGCCAAAGGAGTGATGTACGATGCCTCGCTGAAGATCTACGTGGAAGGCTTCAGGGCCTTTTCAAAAGGACGCTTTATCGGTCCCGTAGGACATTACGATATCGTGCCGGAGAAAGCCCGGCAATATTACGGAGAAGAATAATCTTTTCAATTTACAATTCATAATCAGAATACATGAGAACAATGATGAAAGACCGTCCAATCACACCGCAGCAGGTGAAGGCACTGCACGCTCAGTTCCGGAAAATGGGATTTGATGATGATGACCGCCATGGTTTTATCAGTCAGTTCACGGAAGGAAGAACCGACAGCACCGCCGGACTGACCAAAGAAGAAGCCGGACTGTTGCTAACACGGTTCAACCGTGAGGAAGCTGACCGCATCCATCGTGAGGCACGCAAAGTAGTGAAACAGATTTTTTCCCTTTCGTTTCATATCTCCTGTCTGAACAAGAATTACACGAACGAAACGGAAGCGGATTTTGAAATGAACAAAGCGAAGATAAACCAGTTCTGCCGTACACGCAGCAAGTTCCGCAAGCCTCTTACGGAAATGTCGCTGGAGGAACTGAAGGAAGTGAAACGACAATTTGAGGCAATGGCAAGAAAGGAGGAATGATATGAGAAAGCAATCAGAAATAAATCGTGCAATAGCGTATCTGGAAGAACGTAATTACGATCCGATATGTCGCATACAGAGGGAAGTTTTAGAAGAAAAACGCAGCGAATCATGGGTATTCAATCAGTATGTGCGCGACGTTCCGGAAGACGAGCAAAACGAAACCTTGTTCTATGCTGCAAGGGATGCAGCTATGTTCCTCTCAGGAAAGATTGGTATCAGTTCCATCTGTCCGGATCTGGAAGACGAACCCGAAGATGAAGAGCAGGAGGAAACAATTACCCTGAGTCTTTCGGAGTACAAAAAGCTGCTTCTTCGCCTGGATAGGGTGGAACGCAGGTTAGGTCTGAGAGTGGGCGATGTAGCTCCTGCACCGCGTAAAGACATTTCGGAAGCCCCTGATGAACTGATAGGTCAGGCCGATGCGTGCCGCCTGATTGGATGTGCAAAGACCACCATCAAGCAATGGGCTAATAAAGGACTCATTACCCGCTATCAAAAAGGATATAACGTATACTACAGCAGGCGTGAGTTGCTCGGAAGTTCTGTCGTGAGAGACTACAAGGATAGTAAATCAAACAAGGAATAGCTATGGAACATACAATCGAACAAATCCAGAATGACATTATGAACCGCATGCAGCAGTTTGACTTCGGCGACCGCGTAACGATACTCCGCGAACTGGAGAACTTCTGCGGACAACAGGCTGATGAGACCATGAAACTGGAATACGATTTGGCGGCAATGGAGGACATGAGGGATGAATAGGAAGAAATACATCGTATGGAGGATCATTTATTCTTTCCACGACAGACCGAATAAAAGCATCCGCTCATGCTGGCGAACCGACGACTTGAAGGATGTAAGGAAATTGGCACAAGGGATTAATCCAGAAGCAAAAATACGTTTGTGTTATACAGAATTTAAATAACGATTAAAACTCAATTAAAATGGCAACAAAAAGAACCAAGAAAACAGTAATCAGCGGAGTAAGCCGCGAACAGTACGAACAGGCATTTGCCGAGTTTGCAATGGCCGACGCAAAGGCCCAGTCACTTACCGCGAAGATGGATCAGGAAATGACAAAGATCCGTGAGAAGTACGCCGACCAGCTGGCCGAGCTGAACGAAACGAAAGACCGCACCTTTGAAGTGATGCAAACCTACGCCACTGAGAATAAGGATACGCTTTTTAGTAAGAAAAAGAGTCTGGAGTCGGCACATGGTATCATCGGATTCCGCACCGGTAACCCGAAGCTGAAGAATCTGAAAGGCTTTACGTGGGCCTCGGTTACAAACCTGGTAAAAGAATTCCTTCCTGATTATATCCGTACCACAGAGGAACTGGCCAAGGACAAGCTGCTGGCCGACCGGGAAGTTCCTGAAGTGGCCGAATTATTCCCGAAAATCGGCATTCAGGTGGTGCAGGACGAATCTTTCTATGTCGAACCAAAGAAAGAAAGCGATGCAGTCCAGACGGCCTAAGTACAGTTATTCCCGCCGTGGAAATCTATGGATCGTATATCGGAATGAATACACTCAGTCCACATGCACAGGCACTCCCATTGCGGAGTGCCGATCCAAAGAGGAAGCACGGGATAAGGTTTATGAACTTAATGGATGGAAGAAAGATGGAAAAGTACAGAATTGAAAGACAATTTATCAAAAAGCCTGCTCCTGCATACGCATTGAAGGTATCAGGATACTATCATAAGAGATTTCCAATTAAATCGCTTACCGAGCAGGAAGCAAAGAAAGAAATGGACGTAATAGAAAACTATTTGAACGACTTTACATACATCGTTCGAAACTCTAAAAACAAACTTGGTGTAACCCATAAGATAGAACGCACAGATAATCGCATTACGGTATACACTCTCTACAATACACCTATAATCACATTTTGGATTGAGGAGGAAAAGGAAGATGAATAAATTACTCTGTTGTAAATGTGGAAAAGAGATTAATCCGGATGCAGGATATTACAATGCACCATCCGGTCCTCATTGCATATCCTGTTGGACAGGGAAAGATATAAATGATAGGATAAAAGAGTATGGGAAAGGAATATATGTCATCAAGACAGGAGCCGGAGATTATCTGAAAAAAGGATACCCAAAACTCTCATCGGATTTTTCGTATGAATTATGCTTCATAAAAGACACTAAAAATGCAAGAAAATTTAGAGGTTTCATTGAGGCTTACAATTTTCAGAAATTATCTCCTTTCCTGGAGAAATGCGAAATCATTAAATTGGAATAGCTATGGCTGAATTAACCTTTAAAACCAACATCCGGCGCGACAAGTGGCCGCGCTGGATGAAGAAGCTGCACGGATACATGACCCGTGTAACTCAAAACCGGGAACTGGAGCCGACCCGTGATGAATACCTTCGTCTGAAGGTGATCATCGAAGGATGTATTGAGAACCTGAAAAATGAGGGACACACACGCCGGGCGTTGATCCACGTATGGCTGGGAGAAGACGATAACCGGATGTCCCTGATAGTAATGCGAAGCAATCTGGTAGTAATATCTTATTTCATCGAATAATGAACAAACGTACACAAATCATGCTGTTCACAGCCTTTTCCCTTGTCATCGGGCCGCTGATCATCCTGGGATTCCTGTTCCGGATCCTTGGAGATCTGCTGGGAATCCTGGGCTGGCTCTGCTGGATGGAACCACGTATGGCGGTTAGGGACTGGAATAAGCTGAAAGATAAAATCAAACAGGCATGGAAAAATTGACAAAAGAGAACAAACTGGGAGAAACGTTCACCTGGAACGGACATACGCTCGAAGTAGCCGAAGTGGAAGATCCGGAAGACCCTTGCAGCGGATGCTGGTTTTTTGAACACACCATAAGCTACTACGGCAACGGACTTAACTGTATGGATGATTCAAGAGAAGACCACACTAACGTAATATTTAAAAACTCAACAAAAACAGAAAAATTATGATGCACAATTGGTTTACATGCAAAATCCGTTTCGAAAAGACATTGGAAAACGGAATGAATAAGAAAGTAACTGAACTTTATCTGGTAGACGCGCTCAGCTTCACCGAAGCCGAAAGCCGTATCATCGAAGAAATGACACCTTTTATCAGTGGTGAGTTCGAGGTGTCTGGAGTTGCAAAAGCGAATTACAATGAACTGTTCCCATCCGAAGAAGGAGCAGCCGACCGCTGGTTCAAATGTAAACTCTGGTTTATTACACTGGATGAAAAGACCGGAGCAGAAAAGCGTACTGCCAGCAATGTACTGGTACAAGCTTCCGATCTGCGTGATGCCATCAAGAAGCTGGACGAAGGCATGAAAGGAACTTTGGCAGACTATGTGATAGCTTCCGTATCGGAAACCGCCATCATGGACGTTTACCCCTACAAAGCAGAACCCGATGTGAAACCTGAATTTAATGATGCAGACAGAAGATGAAAACAGAAAAGACTTATATCCATCGCCGTGTATGCCTTTGCCGCCAGTGCGGAGGAACCGGCTCAATAACCGTGTATGCAGAGAAAGATGTGCGCCGGGAATATCCCCAGCAGAAAGTGTGTCCGCAATGCCAGGGCAGCGGACGGATCTGGTTGAGTGGACAGGTCGTTAAAAACATAGAACCCTATGCAGAACCAGAACCTTAATCTGTTCAGACCTCGCAGAGTGGCGGCTAAGATTCATTACAGCATGATCAGCCAGTTTATGTTCATCTGGGTGAAGTGGAACCGCCCCTGCGATCTGAAGGTACAACGATCACAGCAGAACCCGGAATTACTGGGTATCTGCTGTGACGTCGAGAACAATGATACACTTGATATGATTCGGGAACTGAAGCGTGATTTGAAGATTGAAATTATTGATTTATAAGTGAAGTAATTATGGAGAAAGATAAATTTGAAAAAGCAATAGAACTCAACAAAGAAATAGAAGAGCTTAAATCACATAAGATAGCACTTGAAAATTCAATGATACGATATGGTGGCGGACTTATTTTTACATATAATAGAATGCACAATGATGTATCATTAAAAAGAGAATTATACGGAGATAAAGATTTCTTTGAAAACTATATGAATGCTTTGGATAGTAAAATAGATGCACTTTTAAAACAATTTGATGAATTATGAAAAAAGAAGATATTGAGAAAGCAGCAGAAGAATACGAAGATAGTTTAACGTATTCTTCAGTTAAGGAACAATATGACGTTCAAAAAGCTTTTGAAGCCGGTGCTAAATGGAGAGTTAATTCAGTTTGGCATAATACTAGCGAAAAACCGAAAAACGGAGCAATGATTGTCGCTTTGAGAAGTAAATATTCTCCGATTATTTGCGGACCTTTTAATTTTGATTGGACGGAGACAGTGGAAGATTTCCGCTTGAAGAAATGGGCATACGTGGAGGATTTATTACCTAATATGTAAAGACAGAAGATCAAAAATGAATATCAGACGTACACACTTGTCAGAAATGAGTAAATTCCATACTGGAGAAAGCCAAGGCAGCCCGCTATAACTATTAAGATACCAGCTCAGGGATAATTCCAGGATCAGTGCTGCCCTTTGATCTGCATACCTGGTCGCCAAATTGGAATTGCAGGACATGCGTCATCATCCCGGTGCGGCTTGGCCGCCTATCCGGGATTAAAAACTAAATAATATGGTAAAATTGCTTTATATAGATTTATTTTGTGGTGCAGGAGGTACAAGTACAGGAGTTGAAAGTGCACGATTTGAAGGTCAGCAATGTGCAAAAGTAATAGCTTGTGTAAACCATGATGCAAATGCCATCGCTAGTCATGCGGCTAATCACCCAGATGCATTACACTTCACAGAGGATATCAGAACACTGGAATTATCTTCTTTAATATCACACGTGAAGAAAATGAAGAAGTTGTATGCTGAATCATTGGTTGTATTATGGGCTAGTCTCGAATGTACCAATTTCAGTAAAGCCAAAGGTGGCCAGCCGCGAGACGCAGACAGCCGGACACTGGCTGAGCATCTTTTCCGATACATTGAAGCCATAGATCCTGACTATATTCAAATAGAAAACGTTGAGGAGTTTATGTCATGGGGAGATATGGATGAAAAAGGTCACCCGATCAGTAAGGATAAAGGACGTTGTTATGAAAAGTGGAAACGAAATGTCAAGAAGTACGGATATGATTTTGACTGGCGAATTCTGAATGCTGCTGATTTTGGGGCATACACAACCCGTAAGCGTTTCTTTGGAATATTTGCCAAGCGAGGTCTTCCAATTGTATTTCCAGAACCGACACACTGTAAAGATGGAAAGTCTGATATGTTTGGAAAACTGGAGAAATGGAAACCTGTCAGAGAAGTGCTAGATTTTTCAGATGAAGGCGAAAGTATATTTTGTCGGAAGAAGCCGCTGGCCGAAAAAACTCTTGAACGTATTTATGCCGGACTTATCAAATTTGTAGCAGGAGGTAAAGATGCTTTCATTGTAAAGTATAATTCTATGAGCCGGAATGGGAAATACCAGCCGCCTAGCATTGAAGAACCATGTCCAGTAGTAGCCACACAAGGGAGACTGGCATTAGCCAAAGTAAGTTTTCTTTCCAAACAATTCAGTGGGCAGCCAGATTGTAAGAACATTTCAGTAGACGTTCCAGCCGGGACAATTACCTGTAAAGATCATCATGCTTTTGTCTCAGCGTATTATGGAAACGGTTATAACCATTCGGTAGAACAACCTGCTCCAACCGTCACAACTAAAGACAAGCTATCCTTAATAACGCCGTTTTTTATGAATTATTATTCCGGAGGAGGTCAACTTGGAAGTGTTGAGACGCCATGCCCTGCTATAACTACAATACCTAAACAGAATCTTATTACCCCTATAACTTCAAGAAAAAGCAAATGGCATTATCTGATGAATCCTCAGTTTACCAGCGCAGGAGGATCAGTAAATAGTCCTTGTTTTACACTTATAGCCAGAATGGACAAGATGCCTCCTTATTTAGTGGAAGTAGAAGGAGGTATCGGAGCAAAGGTTACACCGGAAGATACTCCAATGACCATTAAGATAAAGTATTTTATGGATCTTTATGGTATCATTGACATCAAGATGCGTATGTTACGGATAACAGAACTCAAGAAAATAATGGGATTTCCGGAAAACTATGTACTGATTGGACCACAGTCAGACCAAAAGAAGTTTATCGGGAACGCCGTTGAAGTGAACATGGCTAGAGTTCTATGTGAGTCTATTTATAAATCCATAAGAAAAAAAAATGTTGCTTAAAGCGCAATCCCCGGCACCGAAACCGATGCCGGGGATTGCTGTCTGTGTATGGTATCATTCTCCCGGTTCACCCAGGAACTCTACGAAGGCGGCATGTTGCAGGGGAGTTAGTGCGCGCTGTCCTTTCTGGTAGTGCAGTTCGGTCAGACGCTGCTGAAGTTCAGAGTTGAGATTCACCCAGCGGCGAAGTTGGGAAACGGCACTTCGCGGGGTGCTGTGAGGAAAATAGAGCAGGGCCAGATCGGTCAGGTAAATGGCATTCATGGGTCGCTTGTGTTGTTTTTAAGAGTTAATGAATCGACTATAAAGTTACTAAATTCAAATGAAAAAACTACCCCGTAGTAAATTATTAATTACCGCAGGGTAGTTGGATCACTACCTGGCAGTAATGTCGCAGTCACTGCCGGGTAGTCGGTGATCAGGCTCCCAGACCGCCTTCTTCCTCTTCCGCAGCCGGAGCATTCAGCGGCTTCACTTTGTGAAACGTCAGGTTGTCAAGGCTGAGCTGGCCGCGAAGACCGATACCGGGACGGAACTGAAGCGACACCTTCCGGATGTTGGCGGTGCTGAATTCTTCTTCAGCTTCTGCGCCATCGCTGGAGATTTGCGCCTGGAAGCTGCCCAGATTTTCCAGTTTCACAATTTCACCCTTGGAAATATGCTTGTTGATCTGTTTCACCAGGGCACGGATCACGTTCAGCACGTCTCCGTCGGTGAGGGTAGTGGAATACGAGATTTCTTCGGCCAGTTCGTTGATGTCAACGCTTCCGGATGCCTGTGCCTTCGCATAATACTTTGCCGGTGCCCCCTTGTCATTGGGGTTTTTCATCTGTGCAATGCTGTAATTGATAGCCATAGTCAGTAATGTTTTTGAGGGTTGATAAATCAGTTGTTTCTGTCATGACGCTGTAAAATTACGGCAGGCAGCGGCAGTCCTGTGTCCAAAGTGCCGGAAGAGGTGATTCAAGGCATAAAGTGTTGATTTTTGTGCGTTTTTTTTGTATCTTTGCGAATATATAAATGGATATTGACATGCCTAAAGGAAGGGACTCAGAATTAATAGCAATGCGAAATGAAGAATTGCTCCGCAGATATTACTACTGGACGGAGATAAAACGTCTGCGCTTTGACGATACCTTTCATCAGTTGTCTACCAGAGAATTTTTTATTAGCGAGGAACGCATCCGTACTATCGTGAACCAGAATTACGAATTTCTCCAGGAACTGGATCGCGAATACCGTTCGGGTAAAAACATGGAGGAGAAGCCGCCCATGCCTTCCAAGAGAAAGCGCGGACGGCAGGCCGGTGTGAAATACGGCAAGCGTGTGTCTGTCATACCTGAGTAGCGTCGTCTATCATGCGGCACTCATAGTTCAATTCATACACTTTTATTCCCTTTGTCATCGTCTGGCTACGGCTGGTCTTGCGGTCAAGCGGTGAAGATGAATGCATGGGCATCCATCCCTGCAGTAGCGAATGAAGCTCGTGCACCTTGTCCGCACGTTCCTGAGCCTTGTCGGCTGTTCCGCTGGTGAAATGCGTATCGTCGTAACAGTCCATTGCCAGTTTCACGTTGACGGTTACCGTACCCGACTGTACTTTACTGAAAGCTCCTCCCATGGTAGTCCATGAGGTTTCAGGTATGTCTATCAGCACAAGAGGGAAGGTGAGAGGATAGGTGTCGGAGTCTTCGTCGTCGCGGTAAAGCATTTCAAGCTGTCCGTAGTCTTCGTCTACGTTTCTGTCGAGCCATTCAATCTTGTCTACTACAAGCTGCTGTATCTGGTTGAATAAAGTTTCCATGTAATTCAATGAATAATTAATAGTTAATAATTAAAATCACTTCAGACTTCCGAGTTTTGTTTCCATTACTTTGCGCAGTTCCTTTTCGGCTTCTTTCTGTAGTTTCTCGGTCAGCTCCTTGCTTTGTCCGAGGAACTTTCGCTGTGGTATTTGTGCGGTTACGTTGAGTCTTGACTTCCTGCTCAGGGCAATGGCTTTCCACATACGGGCTTCAGGAGGTGCCGAAGCGTCTTTCTTCTTTCGGGTTTTCGAGGAAGTTCCACGCCGGATTCCTGCCGCCTTGAAATAACGTGCCCATGCCATTTTCCGGAGCTTGGGCGTAATGCGTGGATGGGTGCTGACGGTTCCTCCTTCATTGTGTATTGCGGCGTATTCTACGGGGTTAAATATGGTCACTTTCCCTTTTCCCGTTCGAAAGTCATTGGCTCCCATAAGTCTCTTTCGTCCGCTAAGCAGAGGGCCGTAACGGTCGGAAGCTTTCTTGCTTCCCGACTGCTGCCGTCGGGTCGGCTTCCATGGCTGGAGTCCTCCGTTGCGGAAACCTCCGTCACGGAAGTTCTGGCGTGTATGGTTTACGGCCAGCACTCCCGCCTTCCGTGGAAGCGTGTCGCTGATGGTTTTCTGCAAGTCTTGCTCCAGCAGTTTCAGTATCTTTTTAAAATCGGAAGTATTCATTACAATTAGTCTTATATTCGTTTGACAATAAATTTAAAATAGCTATATTTGCATTGGTTCATTCCCAGACGGTTCGCCCTCGGGTTTGGACCCCCTTCCGGCAGGTCTGATTCATTTCAGGTCTGCCGGTCGTATTTTAAATCCGTTGCCCAAAATCTCCTCACGGCTGAGACGTATATCCTTTCCATCTCTTACTATAGTGATGTGGGATATGTTTTGCGAACGTTTCACACGGGAACGTATGGCTGCGGCCAGGTTTTCCAGCGATATGTCTGAGTCAATCCACAGCACAATATCATCAGCCTGCTTCTTCGCATCTCTCAGCAGGTTGTCAATAGAACTTTTTGTAGGGGTGACATTCATCTTGTATTCCTGCTCCACCTCCAGCGTGCGGTTATAGCTGTCGGCACTTTTCCGGTTCTGCGGATTGTCCAGCAAGTCTATTTCGTAATCATGCTTTTCGGCAAGGTAGGTTCCGATGCGGATGTTCTCGTCGCGCTCATGCTTTCCGTGTCCGTCATGTATCCGAAGTTTTCCAGATCTGGTGGGAATAACCGTATAGTGTATCATCTTTTCCACCGCTTTCTCTGCTCCCGGATAAGTATTTTCGTAGTACGGATGAGTATGGCTGAACAGTTCCGGCTCCAGTCCCGAATTGTTCTCCAGTCCGGGCGAAGGCTTGTAGTCCACCTCAGGGATGATTCCCGTGACGGGGTCGTCCGTCTCCTCCAGATCACACTTGCATCCCCACCGGTCGTGCGGATGGTGGTTTTTCCAGAAGGGGTGTGTCTTTGGAAGCGTCAGCCCGATTCGCCAGTATTCCATGTGGAATACGTCAGGATCAGCACTCGTAGTGGGCATCCATTTCAGGTTGGGCAGGATGTCGGCATTACGTGAGAAACGTTTCCAGTCGGCGGCATAGCGGGCACGGAGTACGGCTGTGTCGTATTCTGTACGTAGCCAGTGGTTGTTGTAGGTGCCGATGACAGACTCAGCATCTTCCTGGAAGCGCCGGAACTCCTTCAGCTTTCCGTTTTCATCAAGCAGCTGCGAAGCGATGTCGTTCTGCATGCGGTGTGTGCGGAAGGCGGCAAACACGTCGGCATCGTCTTTCAGTGCCTGACGGAAAAGGGTGTCGGCATCATCTACATCCTCTATGGGGTATCCCTCCTGAAGCGCACGTTCAAAGGTGTCGCGTGCGGCTTCATACAGTTCCGGATAGATGTCTTCCTCTACATTGAACGTTTTCGCGTAAATGTCGGCCAGCAGACGTGCCATCAGTTCCGGAGTGAATGAGGCAGAAACGGATGCTTCATTCCTGGGATGGACGGAATGACAGCAGGAACAAGTCTGTCCGTACAGATCATTCATTACCATCTTAAAGCCCCGCTTTTCGGGGCGCGGACGAAAAAACGGCGGATGTGGTTGTAGAATCTGGTTAAATAGTTTTTACTTTCCGTTTGAGAATCGTTTAAATCCTTCCATTTCTCTTCTTTTCTTTGTGCAGTTTTGCTGTCAGGCGTGTCTTTCTTATCAGGTACTACGGCATTCCGTTTTTCCTGCTGTTCGGCTTTCAGCAAGTCGTAATTCTCAGGCTTGGGTATTCCGGTAAGCTCATAGAACGTGTCGTCGGATACGGGTGTTCCTGCGTTTCGCATCTTGGTTATCACGTCGGCAATGACCGTGATGTTTGTTTCTTTCGGTTCTACGTACACGAATTCTCCTCCGCGTGTGTTGTATCCCATGCTTTCGAAGATGTCCGTCATGTCGTAGTTCAGCACGTTCAGGATAAGCTGGCGGTCGGATTCATTGATTTTCTTTTCTCCTTTCTCCTGCACGGTTCCCAGCGACTGGGTTCCACGTTCGGAGGCTTCGGTGGTAAGCGTATTGCCCAGAAATATTTTGCTTATCTCATTGTTGCACCGCTCATACAGCTTGTCATACAGGTCGGATGAACCGCTTTTACCGGCACTTTCCAGCAGCTTCAGCTCACTGCCTTTCGGGTGGATGAAGCATGCGGCTGCTCCCTGCTCGTTCATGTCGTCAAGAATTTGCAGGCGTGCCTCTTCATCTTCCGCATCGTAGGTATATTCGCGTATGGGCATTCCGAATATTTCACAGAACTGTGCCCAGTCGGCCATGTCGTTACGCTTGAAGATGACGTAGGGTGCAGCGTTGGCCAGTTTTCCCAATGCACGCGGCTTCCCCACAAAAAGCACATCGCGGAAGTCAGTCCAGGGAGTTCCGGCAATATCGCTCTGACGGTGAAGAATAAGCCCGCGAACCGGATCAACATTCTTTCTGGGTATCAGTTCGTAATTAATCCATCCGCTTTTGTCGCGGTAGAACTGGAAAAGAGAGAAGCCCCAGAATACGGAGTCTACCAGGTCTTCGATGAAATGGAAAAACCAGGGTGAACGCAGCATCACGTTGATTTCCTCGTCAGGTTTTCCGTTACGGCGGAACTCTATCTGAATGTTTCGTGCCGAAGCGATTCGCTTGTCGCGCACACTGCTCAGGTGTCCGTCAATCAGGATGTCTTCGTACATGTCGTACAGGCGTACGCGGTTGGTGAAGTCTACGTTTTCGGCCCCGCGTATGCCGCTCATGTATTTCTGCATGTCGAGGAAAAAACGTTGCGGCTGGGTAATGATGACCGTTCGTGCCGGACTTCCCTGCGGATTGATGTTTCCGCCTATGGTTATTTTTTTCTTCTTGCTCATATCAGTATCGGGTGTTTCTTCGTGGATAACTTCGCATCTGGAATGCGGAATTTAACTTCGTGGAATCTTCGTCGAGTGCCGGTAGTCCTTCCACGCTTATCTCAAATTTTGACACGCCTTTCAGCCATTCCAGGCTTCGCTCGTAACGGTCTATCCGTATCTTGGAAATCTTCTGCGGATTGTGTATGCAGAATACGTGATACAGCGTGATGTCTTTGGCGTACATCAGTACAAGCGGATGGCGTTCGGAACCGGTGGCTGCAAAAATCTTGTCGCAGTCAAACCGTGAAGACAGGTATCCGCGCATTTCGGCTATGGCCTGGTCTTCGCATACTTCAAGAAGTGATTCGTCTTCACGTATGAGCGCATCGAGTATTTCACGGTGTATGGATGCGTCGTAATCTTCCGGGTTAATAAACTGGCTCATGTTCTGTATTTGTTTTTTTGCCGGATGGTGGTCCGGCTTACGGTTATTGTTTTTTGTAAGGATGCATTCTTGCGGTCGATGGCCCGGTTTCCTCCCTGTATGCAGTCCGGGCCGTCGGCAGGATAAGGAAGCGTCATTTCAAAGAGGTCAAACTGGTTGATCAGTTCCTTCATGTGCGGATTGTCTTTTTCAGCCTCATTGAATATCAGCATTCCTTCACGGTCCAGCGGTTCCAGGTCGGCTTCTATACGGGTAGCCTTGTCGGTCTTCTTGTCTTCATCCGGCTTGATGGAAAGCTGTTCGTTCCTCTTTCTGCGGATTCGTGCCAGGTGTCGTTTCAGTACCTGCTGGAAAAACGGGTCCTGAAGCTTGTTGTTCTCTACCATGCAGTAAAGGTTGGTCTTTCCGCCTACATATTCATTCAACAGGAAGAACCAGTTGATGAATTCTTCGTTTGTGGTATGGTCCAGAAAACCTTTAATGACATAAAGCACGCCCTGAAGTTTGCCAAGCAGCCATACGGCCTTGAAGCTGGAACCTTTTTTCTTGCTTTCGCCTGGAGCAGGGTCGCCATACACCATGAGGAATTTGAATTTACGCAGAGGCGGAACCTTTCCGAAAGCCAGCTTGGTAAATACGCTTCCTCCGGTGAGCGGGTTGTTGAAATACTCCTTCTGCTGTGCCTTTGTGCTGATTTTGGCCAGCACCTGGTCAATCTGTTCCTCACTGTTCTTTGCCGGCCAGGTGGAATGTCCTTCCTTGTCGCGTATGTTAATCACGTCCCAGTGGTCGGCCTGCTTTCCGGCACGTGTGATACAGCAGTCGCGTGCAATGATGTTTCCGCAGAAGATTATCAGTGTGGGTATGGCCGTGTCACGTGTTCCGTACAATGCTTCTTCCCACCATCCCCACATCTTGTTAACCGTATCAGGATTACGGCATGCTTCGTCCGTATCGAAGTCATCCACCAGCAACACGTCGGGTCGGTCGGCCTCGTTACGGCTACCACGCGGGGCACTTCCTGCACCTACGGCACGAAACGCACATCCTCCTTTCGTAATGAACTCCTCTTCACTCCAGTTTCCAAGGTTCAGCTGTGTGCCGTAATAAGCCTTGATAAGTCCGTTCCGTTCAAACTGCTTCCGGTATGGGTCAAGCAGACGGACGGCACTGTCTTTCGTGGCCGATGCCATGATGACATTCCGTTTTCTTCCCGTAAGCACCAGGAACATGACAATGAACATCACGCAGGTACTCTTGGCCAGCGAACGCGCCCACGAAAGTACCTCAAACCATTCATCGTGTTCGATGCAGCGCATGATGGCCTTAATCTGGAACGGGGCAAAGTCGAACTTGCAGAACTCCGGGAAGAAGAAACGTATCCACTCCAGCGGACGCTTTTCGAGCAATGCCTTGTGTCGTTCTATTTCGGCCCGGCTCTTGTTTACTATTACGACTCCCTTTCTGAGAGAATCCTGCTTGTAATCTTCCCAGATACGGAGTGCTTCTCTGTCCTGCTGTTTCATAGATTATCCTTGATAAACTGGTCAAACAATCGGATAAACGTCTTTGTCATATCCGGGTCCTGTGGGCGGAGCCAGTCGGAAAACCGCATTCCCACACTGATAATGTCACTGATGCCCACATCGCTTTCCAGCTTCTTGATGGTGGCTGCCAGTTTTCCCAGCGTGTCGGCTTCAGACGGAGTGGCATATCGCTTTCCTTCTTCACGGCTCTGTATGGCCTTGTTTATTTCGGCCACCTGCCGGTGAAGTGCGGAAATCTGCTGTTCGCGTGTCAGCGTCATGCCAATCTTCATCTCCTCCCATTTTTCCGAGTTGATCCATCGGGAAAGTGTCTGGCGTGAAACGCCTGTCTTTTCTGCTATTTCCTGCTGAGTAAGGTTCTCTTTCAGGTAAAGCATGCGTGCATATTCCTTTTTTTGCGTGTTTGTCAATTCTGCCATGTCTTTTATATCTTATTTTGTGTTTTGCAAATTTCGCCTATAAATACATCATTCACAATACGTTATTTTTATGATAACGTATTAAATCCTCATGATGACGTTTTAAAATATCATCATAAAATATCCGTCTTGACACGACTTCTTTTTCTTCCCAACTTTGCATCAGAACAGCAATAAAAGCAAAATGAACAAACGATTTTTCAATATGATACCTTCGCCCGATGTGGCGTGTATTCTTCTGTATGGAGAAGTAGGCGACAAGTGGGAGGGCGTGACCGATGCGGACATCGTCCGTGAACTTCGCGACTATGAATCATTGTACGGTAAGATTGATGTGCGCATCAACAGCATTGGGGGGAGCGTATATGCCGGAATCGCCATTTTCAACGCGCTTCGTGAAAGCAAGGCAGACATTACCATTTACGTGGACGGGGTGGCCGCCAGCATTGCAAGCGTGATTGCCATGTGCGGGAAGCCGGTGTACATGAGCCAGTACGCACGTCTGATGATTCACAATGTGCAGGGAGGATGCTGGGGTAACAAGGAGGAACTGAAGCAGACAATGGAACACATTGAGCAGCTGGAGGAGACACTGGCAGACATCTATTCTTCGAAGACCGGAACAGACCGAGAAGAAATAAAGAAGACTTACTTCGACGGTAAAGACCACTGGCTTACGGCCAAGGAGGCAAAGGATATGGGATTCGTGGACGGAATCTACGACGTGGAAGAAGCAGAACGCCAGGACGTGGAAAGTCCGGACAACGTGTACAGACTCTTTATGAACAGAATGAATAATAACCCATTAAACAACGATAAACAAATGTTTGAGGAACTGAAGAAACGTCCCTTGTTTGCCAACTGTGCAGATTCTGCCTCTGCACTGGCCGTAATCGGGACACTGGAAAACAAAGCAGGGAAATATGACACCCTGAAGGCGGAAAACGACACACTGCGACAGAAGCTGAAAGGTTTTGAGGATGCGGCTGCGGAAGCACGAAGGAAAGAAATCGACACGATGCTGGAAAACGCGGTAAAGGAGGAACGCATCCGTCCGGCAGACAAGGACACATATCGTACCTTGCTGGAGAAGGACTTTGAAAATGCATCGAAGATTCTGGAAGGTTTGCCCCGGAAAAAGATGATTTCCGACGGACTGGACAAGAACGACCCCGAAAACAAAGGTGCATGGGAAAAGGAACAGGAAAACATCCGTGAAAGACGTTACGGAAAGAAGTAGTAAATAACAATTAATCAAAACAAAACATGGCAATTCTGATTCAAAACACAGCCTATGACGGTGAGGTTCTTGAAAGACTGCTCACCAAGGCGGCTACCGGAAATGAACTTGTACAGAAAGGACTGATCAAGCTTGTTCCGAATATCCGCAAGAAATACTCCATTCCCCGAGTGAAGACGGGAACCATGTTGCAGAAACGCAAGGAAATGCCTGAATCGAAGGATTCTAAGGGTGATTTCAATTATTCGGAGAAAGCTCTTGTTCCGCATGACTTTATGGCTTATACGGAATTTAACCCGAGAGCTTTTGATGAAATCTGGCGCAAATATCAGCCGAAAGGAAACATGGTGTTCGACCAGCTTCCTCCTGAAGTGCAGAACCAGTTGCTGGATGCGATGTCCCGTCAGGTTAACTTCGAGCTGGGGTACCACTTCGTTAACGGTATTTATAAAGACGATGACGAAGACGATGATCATCTGTTCAACGGTATCCTGACTCAGATTATGGCCGACAGTGAAGTGATTCACGTGAAGTCTTCTTCTGCTGAGTCAATGATTACCCGTTTGCAGAAAGTGCGCAAGGCTACTCCTCAGGTGCTTCGCAACAACCCGAATTTCGTTTATATGATGTCTGTAGACGATGCAGACCGTTACGATGACGAACTGACACAACGTGATGCCAAGGGTGCCAACTGGACGGATACGAACGCCGTACGCTTTAAAGGCACGAACATTGTTCCGCTGGCCGCCATTCCGGACGGCGTGATTATCGGTACCGTAGCTACTCCGGATGAGGACTCCAACACTTGGGGTGCAGTGAACCTGGTAGACGATTTCAACGTGATCCAGATTGACAAGGTGACCAACGCCGGTGAAAAGTATTTCTTCAAGATGCTTATGATGGCAGATACCAACGTGGCTTTCGGAGAAGAAGTAGTATTGCTGGATGTGCGTGAAGCTGCTACTGTATCGGCTTCAGGAACCAGCATTACGCTGACAGCTCAGGCAAGCAAGGTTTCGATTGAACCGGATTCAGACAGTAAGGCATATACTATTTCAGGAGATGACATTCTGATGGGTGCCATGCTGGAAATTACGAATACTCATGCAAGCAACAAACTTACGGTCAACTCGATTGAAGTTGCTGCTGGTGCTACCAAGAAAATCTACTACAGCGGAAAGTCCTGGTTTGATGCCAAAGAGGTAGACGTAAAGATTACGCAGGTATCTCCTCAGCAAGTGCAGGTAGTGGGCACAGTGGAAACGACAACCAAAGAGCAGGCATAAGGAGGACTGAAGGATGAAACACTTTACAATGGGTGAACTTTGTGCCAGCACCACCGCCGACGCTCATGGAATCAAGAATACACCGCCTCTTCAGGAGGCGGGTAATCTGAAAGCCCTGGCCGACAACGTGCTTGACCCGCTCCGCGAATGGTACGGGAAACCGATATCCGTCAACTCCGGGTACCGTTGTCCGCAACTGAACCGGCTGGTAGGAGGTGCGGCAAGCAGCCAGCATCTGAAAGGGGAGGCTGCCGACATTACGGCAGGAAGCAGGGAAGAGAACCGGAAACTCTTTGAGTACATCCGTGAGAATCTGCCTTTCGACCAGCTGATTGACGAAAAGAATTTTTCCTGGGTGCATGTGTCTTACAAGCGCGACGGGAATAACCGGAAACAGACACTGAAACTTTAAAGACAAACCGGCCATGAGCGATACAATCAGGGAAATTATACAATGGCTGTTCGCTGGCGGAGGGCTGTTGGCCCTGATTGAGCTATGGCGGACACGCCGGAAAAACAAGGCTGCATCGCAAAAGGACGTGGAGTCATATTTCCAGACCATGTACGAAGCGAACGGTAAAACGATGATCGGCCTTCAGCATAAAATTGACGAATTACAGAACTTAACCATCAGACAGGATGAACGCATATTTAAATTGGAACGCATTACGCGCCGGGCAGCTGTGTGCCGTTATTGGGGCAGTTGTCCTCTCCGTCCAGAGCTGCAAAAGTACAAGCAGTTTACAGGAGAACCGGACAGCCGTCCGAAAGGACAGTCTGACGCAGACCGCAACGAAGGTGACTACTTACGAACCGGTCCCGATGACACAGACGAGTCTGGCACTGGATGCCGACCGCCTCCTGCTTCTTCCTACATTGCCTGAAGGCGTCGGCCTCACTGCGCACGATGGCCGTTTGTCTCTCCGTGCGGAGAGTGACGGAAAAGGTGGTGTGAACATCACAGCGCAGCATGAAGGTGAAGAACGCAAGGTAATCCAGGAAGAGAAAACCACTTCAAACCGTATCCGTGATGAAGCGGAAAGTCAACTGGAGGAATTGAAGGAAACACGCCCTGGAGTGCAGGGATGGCTGACAGGAACAGCCCTGACCCTGCTGGGGATTTTCCTTATCTGGCAACTGATTAAATATTATTTAAGCAAACATTAAAAACGACAAGATTATGGCAGATACAAGCAACGGACTGATGTATGGTGTGGCCGCCGTAAAGTTCAAGACACCGGAAGGCGAGGAAAAGACGTTGGGCTGGCTGGATGAAAACGGGATGCAGCCGGCAGGGAATGCTCCTACCTTTATGGATGTGATGGCCGCACAGGTAACAGACGGACCGGTAGACAGCATAATGACCAATCCGGGAAGCGATGCATTCACGATGAACCTCATTAAGCTGGATGCGCAAAGTATGGTCGATGTATTCGGTGGAAAGAAAGAAACGGATGATTCTTATACTCCTCCGGTTAAGTTTGTAGCAAACGGTGTGCTGACAATATCCATGCATTCCGGACACAGCTTCCGCATATTCAATGCCCGTCTGAGCCGTAACGGCTTTCAGAACGGAATCAATATGCAGAATGTGCTGGCAATGGGAATCCGTGTGGACATGCTGAAACCTACAGACGGAAAGGAAAGACGCTATCGTACTTATCCTCCCGGAGTGAAACCTGATACCGCAGACTCAACCGCAGACGCAGCAGGATAAGTATGAAGGCACAGGATATAGAACTGCTGGCAGGCGTCTCCCTCAGTGACGGGGGAATCAGCCTGCCGCTTCATACGGTACTGCGGAAACGTCCGTTCCGCATCACGATGAAGACACCTACCACACGCAGCCTGATCCGTATCAGCAAGCGTTATCTCCGAATCGGGGTGACTCCGGAAGAATATGATGCATACAATCTGGACCAGCGTATCCGGTTTGTCTTCCTGCATGGGAAGGATATCAGCCGGATGGTGGCATACGGAATTGTTCGAGGCCCGGTACTGGGAAGGTTACTAAACCGCCCGGTGGCATGGATGCTTCGGGAACTGATGACGCCCGACGAACTTTCCTCCGCCTGGCGACAAATACTGAACAGTACATCTACCACGTCTTTCGGGATTATTATCGCATCGGCAGCAGCACTGAACAAGATGCAGCCCTTAGCGAGCCGGAACGAGAGCGAAAACGAAACGAGGAGTTAAAGAAGGGACATACGGAACCTTCGCATAGCCTTTTCGGCGTAGTAGGTCAGCTGGCCACGGAAACAGGCTGGAGCATTGACTACATTCTGGACAAAGTGAATGTAGTAACCCTGCAAATGATGATGGCAGACATGCCGCACTGGGTTCCTCCGCAGAAGCCGGATATGATGCAACAGATCCGTGAAATGGAGGAACGGGAGAAACAAAGAAACAGTCACAAACAAACAGAAAACAAGAACACGACAAAGGGGATGAACCCGATGGAGTTCTTTACAAAATACGCAGTAAAAGATTAAGGATATGGCAGTACCTGTACAGCTTGAAATATTCATGAAAGACCTTACCAAAGCCGGACTACAGAGCGTGGGTAAGAATGTGGATGATGTGGAAAATCAGACTCTGCAACTGATTGAAGCATTGAAGCAGGTACGTGCCGAACAAATCAAACAGCTTGAAGCGAACAAGCAAGCCGGGAAAAGCTATACGCAGGAAGCGGCCAACGTACAGGCTTTGACGGGGCAGGTCTACGGATTGAAGACAGGTCTGAAAGACTTGCAGAAAACGAAAGAGGAAACCGCAAAAACGCAGGCCATTGACATCGACACCGAAGCCGTTACCCGCAAGACCAACAACCTGAAGATGCAGTTCAGTCAGGTAGCAAGGGAACTGCCATCTTTGGCCATGGGGCCTCAGATGTTTATTCTGGCAATATCAAACAATTTGCCTATGCTGGCGGATGCAATATCTGATGTGCGGAAGCAGAACGAACTTCTGGCCGCATCCGGAAAAAAGGGTGTGCCGGTATGGAAACAATTGGCAAGCTCCTTATTCAGCACTCAGACAGCACTTGTGGCAGTTATTTCACTAGGTGTTGTTTTTGCAAAGGATATTGCAAGCTGGGTAAAAGAGCTTATCAACGGGAAAAAAGCTATTGACAACAACAAAGAGGCTCTGGAAAACTATAAAAAGGCCATGCTTGAGTCTCAGCAGACTGCACAGAATGAAACAGTACAGCTCAATTTACTATATAAGGCTGCAGTAGACAGTTCCAAAGGTATGAATGAACGTATTTCAGCTGTAAAGGAACTGAAAAAAGAATATCCTCAATACTTTAAGAATCTTTCGGATGAAGAGATCTTAGTGGGAAAGGCTGCTGACAAATATAACGAACTGGCTACGGCTATTATGGCTTCAGCAAAAGCGCAGGCAGCCAAAGAAACATTGATAAAAAACAGCAAGGAGATCCTTGATCTGGAAACAAAAATAACGGAAGAATACAAGAAGCAGGAACTGAATGAAATTAAAAGGACTGAGGCTGTAGGTAAGCTGAAAGAAGGACAAAAACAAACATTTCTTCCTGTTAGTAACGATGTGATCGATGCAACCAACCGTAATTATGACCGAAAGTTTAAAGAGAGCGAGGAAAAGATTACCGAATGGAGAAGGAAGATTTATGATTTGACCAAATTCAATAAGAGTCTGGCTGATCAGGTAAACATAGAAGACCTTCTTTTTGAATCAAACGGAGGAGGTGGCGAAACCGGTACAGGTTCCGGAAAGACCGACTACGCCTCCCAGCTTGCCGATGCACGTATTCGTGCGCAGCAGACCACGGAGAAACTTCGCATCCAGATCATGCAGGAAGGTATTGCCAAGCGCATGGCACTGGCAAAGCAGGAATATGATGACAGTATTGCCGACATCGACAAGCAGGAACGGGATACACTGGCAAAGATGGATAAAGCACGCAAGCAGGGTGACAACATTCCGCAGAGCCAATATGATGCCGTAAAGGAATCGGCTAAAAACAACCGTGTGCTGGCAGAACAGGTGTATAATGAACAGATCTATCAGATTGAGCAGGAATACCGCGACAAGGCTACACAGAGCCTTATCGACTACAATAAACAATACGGCACGTATCAGGAGAAGCGTCTGGCCATCGCGATGGATTACGCGCGGAAGATTGCCGCTGCGGAAACAGAAGGTGAAGCTGACGTATTGACTCGTGAACGTGACGACAAGCTGGCCAGCCTGGACTTCGAGGAAATGAAGAAAGGGATGGACTGGGATAAGATCTTCGGTGATCTGGACCGTGTGTCGACCGATACGCTGGAAAGCCTTCGCAAGAAGCTGAAGGAATACCTGGAAGGAATCGGTGATGACATCAGTCCGGAATCCTTCAAGGAGGTAATGGATGCTTTCAAGGAGATAGATTCCGAGCTGGCCGACCGTTCCCCGTTCGAGGCAATGAAGAAGGGATACGAGAACTACAAATCCGCCATGGAAGAGGTACGTACTGCTCAGAACCTGCTGCAACAGGCTCAGATGGGTGGAAGTGTCATCGTGGAAGAATATGACGAAGCAACTGGAACCCTTACCCGCAAGCTGGTCACACAGGCCGAAGCGGAGGAAAGACTTCGTGCTGCTCAGGATAAACGATACAGTGCCCAGAAGAATCTGACAGAAGCGGCCAATTCTATCGGACAGAAAGGAATGGCCATTGTTGATGCCGGAAATGATATCGTAGACATGCTGGGTAACCTTGGCGTAAAAGTTCCGGAAGCAGTCAGTGAAACATTGAACGGAGTCAGTCAGGTAATGAGTGGACTGGAAAGCATTGACCTTACAAATCCATTCTCAGCCATATCCGGTGTAACTAAGGTTCTGACTGGAGTAGGCAATACAATCGCCGGACTGTTTGGCTTCGGCGGTGCAGATTATTCCGGATATGAAAATCTGAAATCAAAGTATGAAGGGCTGATTGATATATGGGATGATCTTATTTCAAAGAAGCAGGAATACATCGACATCAACTACGGAGCAGAAGCGCAGAAGGCAGCAGAGGAAGCAAAAAAACTGGTAAACGTGCAGATTGAACGGCAGAGGCAGCTGGCCAATATGCTGGCGGGTAGCGGTGCAAGTATCGGATCCCACTCCCTGGGATATCGGGTGAATGACCGGATGTCGTCACAGGACTGGCAGCGATTGTCCGGACTGGTCGGAGAGCAGGTCGGAAGTCTGGGTGATGTACTGGGGCTGGATGCAGATATTATCGGGAATGTGCTTCAGGATGAGAAGTTTGTTTCCGTACTGACGGATGTAAATTCTGAATTCATTGATTACATACAAAATATCGGTTCTTACGCGGATCAACTGGAAGAAATAGCCTCAAAGGAACAGGAAGCCATTACCGGAATCGGATTTGATGCGTTTAAGGATGGATACTTTGACCTTATATCTGATCTGGAATCTACCAACGAAGACCTGGCAGACAATCTGGAAAAGAATCTCCAGAATGCCTTCTTCCGCTCACTTATTGCGAATAAATACAACAACCAGATTAAAGCCTTATACGACAACTGGGTAAAATTAGGCGAAGACGGACTGACCAGAGATGAAGTGGATAGTCTGAGGGAACAGAATCAGGCAATGGTGGATCAGATGATAAAAGACCGGGAAGAGCTGATGAATACTTTCGGATGGTCTGCATCCGGATCGGGAAGCAGCCAGTCGCCCGGCAGTGGTGCACTTACAACAATGAGCCAGGAAAGCATATCCACCTTCGAGGGCATAGGGCGTAACATGCAGACGCATCTGGCGAATATTGACAAGTTTGTACAGGATCTGCGGGAATCGCAAAAGTTGGATAGCGAAACACTGGCTACCATCGCATCACATACGGCCTACATCGTTTTGATATACGACCTGATGGAAGATATGAAGTTGAACGGGATAAAGATGCAATAA